TAGGTTGATTGGCATTATCCCATTCAATTCCAACCCGATACCAAGTATCAGCAGTAGGGGCACTAACTAAGGCTTCCCATCCATCAACATTAAGCCACTGAAGGTCTGTTGCATTATAAAATATTCTTAATAAGTCTCTACCCCCAGCGTCATATAACTCAAAATTTGAATTGATTACCCCACTGGTCTGGTTCCATTTTATTGAAGCATAACAGACACCAGCAGAAACTGCTGTAACAGTTCTATCAATATATAAGAAGGCCTGAGAAGAAAATGAAGCTTTTACATCTTTTGTTCCTTCATAACTTGTTTCAGTTGTAACATCAAAAATAACATTACCAGACCAAGAATCTTGACCGTTCAAATCACCATCATTAAGGTCATTAAATTTTTGTTCGTAAGTCCAAGCCATTAAATTGAATTAAGTTTAAAGATTGCTTTGTCTTTGAAATTGGTTTTTTTAATAGTTTTGTTTTGTAAAAGTTGTTCAATCATATTTGATTCTTTAACCAATTAATACTTTCTTCAGTCAATCTAACTGGAACAATATTTTTATATTTATACGATTCGTGTTCTTGCCTGAAAGACCACTGTTTTAACAATTGATTTGCAAAAAACCGTTATAATCATTTCGTCAACCACTTCAAGAGCGTTTCTTAATACTCTCTCTACAAATGGCTGGTCATTTTTTAAAATTGTATTACTTGATAAAACTATTTCTTTTTCCATAATTCCCAAGTTTTGAATGAATAAATTTTATCATGGGAAACTCCTAAAATGTTCTGTATTTTTCCATAATTATCTTTATACAAAGGTTTTATTTTATGGAATTGAACAAATATCTTTTCAATTTGAGACAAAATTTTATTCAAATCGTAAATAATTTCATACTCTGAACCTTCACAATTTATTTTGACAACATCTGGAATCCTGCCTTCCAAATAATCACTTAATTTTTCTACCGATACTTCTAAAGAATCGGACGATTTAGTCCATGATTGAAAAAAAGAACTACCAAGACCTTTAATATAAAATTTTTTCATTCCTTTAAAATTCCCCAAAGCCAGATTTTCTATAAATATATTTTTACTATCCGAATATTTATTTTTTAATGTTTGATATTTTTCTGGATTAGGTTCAAATCCCACAAACCGATACCTTCCTGTCTTTAATAACTCATCAATAAATTCTCCTTCATAACAACCAATATCTATTATAAAAGAATCGATTTTTAATGGCAGCAGGTGAGAAGCCATTTCTTCCATATTTTGTTTCATAGTTCAAAATGTTCTATTTCTTTATTGAAATCATATCCCCGTCTAAATCCCATATCTTTAGTTTTTTTAGTAGGAATTACTGCGGTTAAATATCCATTCCTGACAAGTTTATCTGTAAATTTAGTCCCCGCTATCCGATGAATTTCAAACTCGCCAATTTCCTCAAAAGTTTTTCTTTTCATCATAAAACAATTAGAACCAGCCCTCATATTTAATTTATAATCTCCAAGCATTCCAGCGTCATATTTCTCTTTTAAAATTCCAGTCGGATAGTCAATATGAGAAACAATAATTTTTTCATTAGGATATTTTTTAAAAACTTCCAAACACTCTTCCAACCAACCTTGTTCAAAAAGAATATCATTATCGGCAATCACAATATAATCTCCTGAACAAAGTTTAAGTCCTTGGTTTCTCCCGTATCCGAATGACATGTTGTGTCTATTTCTAATATAACAAGCGATTTCTTTCTTATGAGTTTTCTCAAGCAACCATTGACTATCTTCCAAATTTTCACCGTTATCTATAACAATAATTTCAGCATTTGAAACTGTTGTTATTAAAGAACTGACCGATTTTCTCATTGTTTCAGAACGAAACTTATCCATTGTCCAATGAGTCATTATTATAGATATTTTCATTTATTTATTTAATCCGTTTATCACAGACTTTATTGGAGAATCTATCACAAGTAGATTCCCCTAAAAATCAACGATTTTAAGCAGTAGTCGTTGAACTTGTACTTGTTGAAGTAGAAGTTGAACTGCTTGTTGAGGTGCTGGTCGAAGTTGAACTACTGGTACTTGTAGAAGTAGAAGTTGAACTACTGGTACTCGTAGAAGTAGAAGTCGTACTCCAGGTAAAACCACTTACGCCAGCCGTTCCTGCTTCATGTTCGTATCCCATAGTTTTTATTTATTGAATTGATTTTATTATGGCTTTATTAATCCTATAAGCTCCCCATCCAAAAGTTTCAGTTTTATAATGACAAGAAGTACAAAGAGTTCTACCAAAATTTATATCCCATAGTTCTAAACATTTTCTTGCCTCTTCTAATGTTTTTACTTTATTCACTAAGAGTATTGTGGAAAATGTTTTAGGGTAATGGTCTGCTATTAAATTTCCAGACCTCTTTTTACATAATTGACAAATATAATCATCTCTTTCAAAAACTAACGTTCTCCAATTTCTATATTCAACCGATTTTCTAATTTGATACTTTTCTAACTTATAAGGATTTCTTCTTTGAGGAACTATCCATCTTTTTCCTAAACAACGTTTATTTCCTAAAAGAGATTTTCTAATTTTTTCTTTGTGAGTATCAGAAAGTTTTTTCCCTTTTTTAGATTCAATAATTCTTTGTTTAGTTTTACTGGAAAGACGTTCCCCTTTTTTAGCCATAAATTAAATCATTCAGAATATTCCGTTACCACGATACGAATGGAATTAACTCCACTCGCTAATTTGGCGCGGGCGTATAATGTTAAACCTGCGCTGGCCGGTTCGACCACAAATTGACCAGCTCCTATCCAATGAGCTGCTTTACTAATATCTATCGTATTGTCATAACTTAAAGCAATTCTGCTGGCGCCGCCTGTCCCCGAATTAAATACTTTAACAGTATTCCGATTCGTTATTGCCCCAGTAGACGCTTCGCAAGCAACCCAAGCTCCAGCTCCCACATAAAGCACTGTTTGAACCGCCCTTTTGGCAGTCTGTTGAGCATAAGCCATATTTAATTAACTTATTAATTCTCCGGAGATTCCGGAGCCGGAGATACCGGTAATATTTTTTTTGGTCTACCCATTTTCTTTTCCTTTTTGGGCTTTTCTTTAACTATTCTTTGCAACTGCTTTTCAAGTTCTCTTACTTTCTCTTCAAGAATATTTTTTTCTTCAAGTTTTCCTTCAAGATGTTCCGTCTTCCCCTGTAATTGTTTAATCGTATCAGCTTGTCTATTGAGAACATCTTCGATTGCCCTTTCTTTTTCTTCCTGAGTTAAGGGTTTTATATTAGCCCTTTCAGCTTCCTCTGGAAGAATCTGAACCATCAAATCTTTTCTAAGAGGACTATCGATAAGAGTATTTTTAACTCCGTGTTTTTCCTGAAGAATCAAGTCAATAAGATGTTTAGCCAAATGTTTGGCGATAAAACTTACCATTTGCCTTTCTTCTCCAGTTTTAAACTTATACGGTTCATTTCCAAAATACCCTGTCCATTCCTTGTCGTAAATATTTTTAAAGAGAGTTGTGTCAAATTGAGACATTGTTTTTAAGCGAGACGCTCCGAAAATTTTATCAACTTCCGAAGCAAGACTTGAATCCGTAAGCCCATCTCGCATTTATCCTAACTGGATTCTTAATGATTAATTGATGTCCAAATACACTGTGGCATTCTCACCATTAGTACCGCTTGTCTGAGCGATACCAACATATGGGAATGCTTCTGTTGAAGCGTTTGCTCCGTTAATAACCGAAGCGGCGGTTCCAAGATTGGCAACCACAATTCTACCCACGGTCAATGTACCGCCAGCCAAAACCGATGCCGAACCTTGTGTTTGAATCCAACCATAAGAAGAAGCGGTAATCGCTTTAACAGCAACGCCTACTGGACACCCAGTTGGTGTTGCGGGATTTTGAACAACCGCAGCATATGGATTATAAACCAAATCAACTCTTGTTGAACTTGTCCAAGCTATATTATAGATGGGTTCATAAAGTTGAAATACACAAGTTGTCGCACTCGCATTGGCCGGATGACTCTTAATTTTATACATCGTTCCATTACCTGGCGTATTGGTAACTACAATATACCCTCCGGCATATTGATTAGCCGTTACCGCCTCCCCAGTAGTAATTGTGACCGATGTCGCACCAAGCACTGCCGCTGATGGAGTCAAGCTATGGTTAGTGACATTTTCTACAGAAGACTGTAGTAAATTACCAGCAACCAACGCTGCCGCACTACTAGCTCTGGCATAACGAAATCGTCTACCATCGCTGGTAAAACCAATTGAACCTAACTGAGTACTTGGGACTGTTTCCTCTGAATGAGGATCAATCCCGTAAATAACTGGAAGTCCTGATAACATGTTTTTAGATTGAGAAACTTTAAGGAATCTTTTCAGAAACCATAGGATCTCAACCAGATTAATTTTAATTTACTAAATTATAATCGTTAAGAAGTCACGCCCGTCCTAACAGCTTGTGTTCTCGGTGAATCACAAACTAACTGACCGTACCATAGGAAGGCCGCGGTCAAGGCGTCTTGATTAACAGGTTGTTTCCACCCAGTCCACATAAAACCATCTTTCACAGAGTATCTCATCTCTGGATGACCAGGGATTTTGTAGAAATTCAAATGGTTTTCATTAATCGTGTAAATGTAACCTGGAGTACATTTCTCATCCGAAACAACTGGAATACCACGATAAGCCAATGCCCTGAAACCTTGATTCCCACCAAGATTATCAATTGGGCGAGTGCCTTCTGGAGTCAAACGAAACTCTGATGGCCGTACCATATGCGATACAGTCGGAGTCAAAAGAGATTCATAAACCGTCCAGCAAGCTGGAGTCGTCACAATCAAAGTCGGCAAATCGCTGCCAATCTGCGCGGCATCAAAATCAGCCGCTAAATTAGCAAGCGAGAGCGAACCTGATTGAGCGGTTCGAGTGGCTTTCCAATTACTGTAGACCGAACGAGAGATGTTGCCGTAAGTAGTTATCGAAGTCGAATCGTCCACAGCCGCAGCAAGTCCAAGAATATCTTTCGAAGAGTTGCCCGTGCCATCTGAATACAATTGGCTACCCATCTCATTGCTCAAGTCCTTTGACCTCTGTTCCAATTCAGCCGTTATTAAATCAACAGCCACTTCTGGCCCGCGATTAACAGCCAACTGGATACCCGACAAGTTTACCGTACAATAAACCTGCGATGGGTCGAATGAAGCCCTTGTTCTAGTGTCAATTTGTGTAGTGTTGAACGTGTCAAACAATTTTGTTATCGCATAAGGATTTCTCTTATGCTTCTTATGGTTCAATTCCCATAAGTTCGGACTATGTCATCCCTTGCGGGGCAAGTATATAGTCTCTACACATTTATCAAAGATTACTCTTTGAATTTAGCTCGGCGTTGGCAATCTCAGCTTTTCACCGAATTAGCTTGCTTATTCTTTATTTGCACCATAACTTGGTCTATTGTATCTCTTTTTATAAGATTACATTTTTTACATAAGACCTGACAATTTTCTATTATATTTTTACCACCATTACATTTAGCAAGAATATGGTCTAATTCAAGTCGTTCAGTTGTTCCACACCAAAGACATTTTTCTTTTTTAACTTTTCTTCTAACAAATGTAGAAAATCTACTACTTTTTTTAAATTCAGGATTTAACTTTCTTCCATTTGTCCAAGGAATATGTCCTTCTTTATATTGACCACTATTAGGTCGTTTCTGAGCTTTAATCATTAAATCTCTATACCAATCTTGTTGCCACAACTTTTTACTTGCTTCTCCAATTTTTTTTAATTCTTCTACAGTATGTTTAAAGTTATGTTTCCCTAAATTAGACAATCTAAGTTTTTCTTTAGTTGCTTCAGAATGATGATAACCTCGACTACCTAAATGAGATAATCTAAGTTTTTCTTTATGTTCATCAGAAAAATGAAATCCTTTTTTTGGTCTTGACATATATTAATAGTATCAAAACCAATAGAAAATTGCAAATAGTTAAAGTACAAATACGCGGCTCTTATGAACCGTAGTACGACCCAAGAGAAGTGTAAGCACTAATATTGACTGGAATATCAATTTTAACGCCACCGCTCCAAGTCCTTGCTTTCGGCAAGAGACGCATCAACAACACGTTGCCACTTAGTACGTTATCAACTACTTTATTCAACAAACGAGGTTGAGTAAGAGTAGTAACAATATTACCTAATGCTGGCATATTATTTTTTTTCTAAGAATTAATTGTAATTACTTTTTTAGGCTCTGTTTTATGCTTTCCGCTATATCCCAAATAGATTTAGATGAATCTTCTTTTGGGATTTCGGCTGGCACCGACTCTCCTGCCCTGAGAGGATTAGGAACTTTTGGTTTCGGAGCACCTGGAAGTTGGGATTTGATTTCCTTAAGATCCTTATGAATCTTATAGGCTTGTTCAATTGAAATAGGACTTTTTGCAGTACCATATTTCTCGCCAATTTCCTCGGCAATTTTTTCCGTGAAGTCCTTGTCTATTGAGTGATAAAATTTAATATCTTCCTCGATATCAGCTTCGCGTTTAGTTTCCGCCTCGGCTTTCTCGTTTTGGATTCTTTCATATTCCTCGCGAGCCGCTTTGGCGATAAACTTCCTTGCCTCAAGTTCTTTTTTCTCCTCATCGGAGAGAGGTTGAACCGCACCTTTTTGCGTAAGTTCCTTAATCTCTTGTTTTGTGGCTTTTAATTCATCTATCACTTCTTTAAGCCGAGATTCAGGAACTCTATTTTCCTCTGGTTTCGGTTGAGGTTCACCTTCTGTTATTTCCGGCGAAGACTCCGGAGGAGTGTCTTCTCCCACTTCAGGGGCGTTTATTATCCCCTCAAGCTCTACATCCTTTTGGTTTTTTACTTCACTCATCGTGAAATTCTCCTTATATTTTACCCAACTATTCTCTTATTAACATGGATCGAGTCACGCTAGTTGGGCGATTAATTTTAATTATTTTTTTAAATTCTTATATCGCTTTTTCTTAACTTTATATCCTTTTGGTTTTTCCACTGTTCCGTATTTATGTGCCCATCTTTCGGCAATATCAGGATGTCTTAAAAACATAAATCTTTGTTGCGCGTAAGATTTAAATGGCATACTACGATTCTCTCCTTCCTTTGGCGGCTAACCCTTGAAATCTTTTCTTACCGTATTTTTTACGACCTATGAACGCGGCAACAGCCGCTGGATTCCTAACTCCTCCTTTGGCAGCAATACTCGTCTTCAACGCCGCAAAACGGCCTCCTTGTCCTAATGGCGCTTTTTTATTTGGTTTTACCATACTATTATGGTGTAATCACTTGCCCTCCGCCACCGGCCTGAGGCGGAACACCTGCCGCTACTTGCGGTTGAGGTTGTGGAAATAATTGACCTGTCTTGAATAACATTAATTTTTGAGCTAACGCTTCCGGATTAGAATAATTTAATTTTTTGTAAAGCGTAATTGGGTCAATCGCTCCCAATTGCCATAATTGGATAACTCTGTTTGCTTCAACTTCTGGGTCTGTTGGGAGAGTTGAACCGTGTCGCACCTTAACTTTCATTCCTTTCTGAATAGATTCTTTTTTGAATTTTATAAATTCAGCCGAGCCGTCTTCACCAAGAATCGGAAACACGTGTTCCGTGTCGTAAAATAATTTCATTAATTGCAAAAGCCATTCGCCTAAGTCGTCTATTGCCCGTTCGGTAATTCTCACAAAAGCGTCTAACCGACCCAAATCGGCTTGTTTTAATAATTGCCTTCCAGTCGCCGTCTCCTGAGATCCCCTTTCTCCTCTGGTAGTCGAATGGAGTCCGAACAAATTGTCAAAGTGGCTATTTAATTGCGCGAGTAGAACTATAAAATAATTCGGGAGAGGAACTGGGGCGTCCCGTCGCACCATATCCTGTCGCGCCGCTCCTTTGCCGTGAATAATTATACCAGCGGCATTATTTATTTTTTCTTTCGCTTCTTCGAATGTCATAACTTCCGAATCAATCATCCAAGCTCCATTACCCATTTTAACTGCATGATCGATTATTTTTCTCGTTATGGTATTAATCGCGTCTTGTAGCGGAATCCCTTGATAAGCAATGCTTGGAGACGAAACCATGCCCTTGGCATACGGGAATGTTGCCAGAAACACATATGGTTTTTTGGGGAACTCAAAATAATTTTCCGATTCATCCTCAAAGTTATAATAAAGATTCTTGTCTTTTTTTAATATCTTGTTGCCGCATTTCCAAACAGTCCAATGGTCGGTTGATGCCTCCCAAACCTGATACAATTTCTTAGGTTCGCCTGGTTTTCCTTCGCTGGTAGTTACTAACAAAGATAACGCCTTCTCTGCTCCAAAATTATCAACTAAATCCTGATAAGTATAACTTTGGTCTTCAAGAATATACGGCAATTCGTCAACCGACTGGCCGTATCGAGGGATATAAATCAACTGGGGTCGCACATACCGTACATCGATATTTTTCTTTATCTCATTCCAGAACGGCTTTAAAACCCCAAATCGGAAGAGCAGAAAATGGCGTACGACCGTTTCCAATTTTTCTTTTATATCTAATTTATCAAAGAGTTCGGATAAAACCTTTTGAGTCTTGTCAGCCAATAATGCCGATTCCTCATCTTCTTGAGCCGGCAAAGCGATGAACTCCGGCGATTTAGCGGTTATAATCGGAACCGCTGTTTCTATCGCTTCAAAAATCCTGTTGGTGACATGGTTGCTTAAAAACTGCGGCACATAATTCCTCATTGTCTGATTTCCCAGATAATACTGTTCGCAAAAATCCTGCTCCTTTCTTAATTCGTCGTTATAAGGTTTTGATTCCACTTCCCACCTACTAATCATTTCAACCAAGTTATCATCCGAAGGCAGGTCTTTAGGAACCGCTTCTTCATGAATTGGTGAAGTAATCTCTTCCTCTTTGTTTTGTTTTATTTCTTCTGGCATATTATAAAGTTTCTATCCCCGAATACTCTTTTTCAAATATAAGGTCTCGAAAGTAATCGGGTCTTTGGTTGTTTAAATTGTAATTTATCGCGTTCATTTTATTCGGCCGTTCTACTGTCGATTGAAGGGGAACAACTATTTTACTAAGGTCAATTAAGGCGAGTCCCAATGAGATAACATCGTCATCATGAAACCCTATCTCCGCTCCCATTCCTTTTTTGCTCGCTTCCGGACTTCTAATGAAGGTTTTAAGCTGGGCAACCGTCTCTTTATCATAAATTTTCAATTTTTTCTCTCTCATTGCCTGTAATATCCCCGAAATCAGTATCGGTTTTGTCAAACTGGTCGTTTTCCAGCCGATTTTCTCTATTTCCTGCTTGAATTTCTTGTCAAATTCCTTTCTTTTGTAGATATGGTAATAAATTTCTTTTAATTTTGACAAGAGAGCTAACCCGACCCCGTTTATTTCCGGCACTATCCTGGCATTATTATAAAATTCCGCTATTTCACACGCCTTTTGCGCCAGTTCAGCCGGCTCCATCTGCCCCCGCCACTTGGCAACCACTTCAAAGTTCGCCGCGCTAACCACATGAACGCTCGCAGGGTCTTGACCAATGCCTTCCGACGGGTCAACGCCAATTTGATAGACTCCTTTTGGTATTGGTTCAGCATATATTTTTAATCCTTCTATTGTTTTTTTAGGTTCTTTAATTAATCTTAATTGCGCTTCAATGTATTCAATGGGGAAAACCGCTTTTTCAGCAAGCAGACTCTCGTCCCAAATGCCGTAGACAAGCGACTTTTTTAAACTTTCTGGGTACTCCATCAGCCGCCGGATATAATCATCGGGCAAATGATAATTTTCGAGCGTACTCGCTTCTATCAACCGATAATGCGGATCGCCCGATTGTTTAAACCGCTTAAAGAGCCAGCTTAAACTTGGATTACATGTGCCAAAAATCTGGTGCGGTATCCCAATTCTTCTTAATCTTCCCTGAAGGGTGATAAAAGTTTCTTCCGGTATATCTTCCATCTGGTCTATTCCAGCCCATCCTAAGTTCATGGATTTCAACTGGCTTTGAGCCTCATCGTCCAAATGCCGAAACACAATCTCGCTGCCATTGGTAAATTTAACCCGCGCCTCCGCCTTGCTATATCCGGAAATTAAATGCCTATATTGCTCGCCCTCCACCACCTCAAAGAAGGTTTTTATAACACTGTCTTGAAGTTCCCTGTATGTCTTTCTCCCAAGAAGACCAAAATTACCAGGATATTTCAGGGACATATCTATCCCCTTAAGAACCAAGCCCAGTGTTTTTCCAGAACCCAATCCTCCGGAATACAACACATACGGCTCTGCAGCTTCAAAAAACAACTCTTGCGATTTTAAAAGATCGTAACTGGCCAGAATTTCTTTCGTTTCATTTTCCTGAATTTGCCATGTAATTGCCATTGTTTAATACTCCCTTATAATCGCAAGAAACTTAATTGTAATTAGAGAATCTTAATTAATTCATCCATAAGATCTATAAAGTCCCCAACCTTTTCTAAATTGACAAACTTTTTGTCTTTAAGAACTTTAATAATCTCAAACGCTTGTTTGCCTTTGTCTTTTGCCTGGTCTCGTAGATAAACTGGGTAACTGTTATAAATCACTTCTGGGTAGTAATACTGATGCCAGTAATCCCAACAGGAAAACGTTGTTGTTCCGCTAGTAACATCGTTATTAGACATAGTGACTGTAGTATTTGGAGTAACCGCTACAGTGAATGTTAAATTATCGTTTAACGAACTTTGTAAATAATTGACTTGTGAATTTTTTTCCATGTTTTTGTGTACGCTTCAGCAAGGAGACGAATTTACGGCTCCAAGATGTTTCTTGCGATTATAAAAGAACATTATTGCCTATCTCTTAATAATAACGACATTCACTCCCCCGAACGGCCTACCCCGCTCTATCTCCGTTGCCTGGTCATGCAGCGCCTTGCTGGAGGCGGCCTTATCCCTTAACCCTGCCGCTATCACATCCTGATTGGTAATACTGTCTATAATCATTTCCTGCTTGCCCCTTATTTTCTGGGCAAAAGTTCGTTTAATATCGGGGTGGGACTCAATCACATCATGAAGTTTTACAATTCCATTCTCGTCTTTCTTAATATCTTTAGCCAAATCAAGCAAATCGGCTTTTTCGGCTGTTGAAGAGGATGGTTCTTTTTGGTCTTTCTGATCTTGTTGGTTCTGTTTCTCCATTGCTTTTAATTTTCTCCTTTTTTTTATAAAATTGCGTTCCATACCTTTTAATAAATTCGGGATTTCTTTCTCCATTCCTTTGGTATGGCTGGGTTAAATCATCCTCAAAACGCCTTTGGATTATTCCCCGATAGTCCTGATTATATTTAAACTTTTTCTGGTCAATCTTCATCAAAGTAAGAGTTATGATGGGTATTAACATTATCAGTCGGTCTTAAGAGAGAATTAACCTCTTTACTCTCTCCCACTTGGGTTTTTTTATTTACCAAAAGAGAAGTAAGCTTCGCTACCTCTTCCTTTTTTACTCGTGTTTTATCCAAAAAGTAACCTAAGATGATTCCGATTATTAAAAAGATTATATTGTAGATTGTGTTCATTATTGAAAGCGATTACATTGTTTTGTTATTTTATTAAGAAATGTATTTGTTGTTTTGTCAAGATTATGAAGTTGGATGTGTGTGTTTATTATTTATTGAAGTTAATCATAAAAGTTCCCCCTATCAAACATTACCCCTACCCCCTTATGTATAACTAAATTATACCAAA